GAAGTGACGGATCGAGACGATGTTCACCCCGGGAGTTGCCGATGCGCTTTCTCCCGATCCGGTTGGCGAGAGCAAGGCTGACCGGCCCACGCCGGTCAGCCGTTGGTCTTCCGCGAACCGCTGGGCGTGTTTCGTTAGCGCGTTCTCGGTGAACGATTGTGTTGCCACCTCGGACCCGGTGGGGGCATCGACCACCGTGATCGTCGCGGTCGGCATCTAGACCTCAACCCAGATCAGGTTGATCCAGTAGCGGTTATCAACGTCCGCCACAACCGGCGTATCAAAAATGATCCCTTCATCGCCGGTCAGCCTGATCCACTCACTTCGGTCCTGAGCGATCCACTGGTTCGAGATGTGGCCGGTCCCGATACCGGGAACACCGGCAATGAACTGGAACGTATAAAGTGGGTTCGCTGCCTCGGTGCCAGTCACCGCCCCGGTGCGGACCTCCAGCGTGGCCACAGCGGCTGCCGTATCCAGCTCGGTGTTTCCTACAAACGTCAGCAGCGTGCCGCCCGCAACGGTTGTCGCCCGCTTCATCTGAACGGGCACGGCCAGTCCCGCCGCGCCGTTGTACTGCACCATCTCCATCCGGGTGATGTACACATCGGGGTTAGCGGCGAGCTTGCGCAATCCCGCGATGTTCGTGCCAGCGACGGCGACGCCGGGGAGCCCCCCGATGCCGCCGATGCTCAACATGTGCTTTTTGTCCGGGTTGGCAAGTCGCCGATCTTCGGCCACACGCTGAATGTATTTGGTCAGCGCGTCCTCGGTAAAGGATTGCGCGGCGACTTCCGCCCCCGCCGCCTGATCGGTCACGCCAATTGCTGCGGTAGGCATCTAGCCAACCTCCAGTGTTTCATCGCCCAGCACAACCGGGCCGTCTCCGTCAGGGATATACATGAGCGATTTCACGCTCTTGCCATTGACAAGCATCTGCTTGCCAATCACGTTCCAGCGTGACGACTCGCCGGTCTGCACATTCAACGCAACGCGACGAAACACGACGGCACGCTCTCCGGCATCAGGGTCACAGGCAACGATGTACCGTTGTCCCGTCAGTTCGAGCCAGGGGTTCGGCTTGAGCGTCAGATGCACAACATCCCCGGCTCGGGCACCATCAAACGGTTGATGCGTGTCCGGGTCAGGGTATTCGTGGTGGACCGTGCCGTCGTTATAGCGCACAGACCAGATATAGCGTTCGATCAACGTTGACAGCGACATCAAGAGAGGATAATCGCGTCAGGCTCAGTCCGGTCGTCGTAGTCCTGGCCGACAGCGTAGGCTGCAATCTCGGGCCCAGTATAGCTATCTGGACTCGCGTTGCTGGCGCCCATCCTTCGGCCCCGGCACGCCTGGGCGTCTTCCAGCGTCAGGAAGACGCCCAGAATCGTGGTTTCGGTATAACTCGGCTCGCGCACAAGATAGACAATCGTCGGCATGGTATTGCCTTATTTCTAGCCAGGTATGGCTTACCTTATTTTAGACCTCATCGTAGGTGAAGACGAGGCTCGGCAAGGCAATCGCTGAACCAGCGCCACCCACGTAGAGATTACTGACCCCAAGGGCGTAGCGGATGTAGTCACCCTTGCCCCCGGTCGTTCCAGCCGAGTAGGACGCGGCATCGTACACGGCATCCGCCGTCGGTGCCGCTGTGTACGTTGCGGGCGTCGAGTCGTTGGTGCCACTATCGGCTGCGGCGACTGCGGCTACCTGAGTGTAGACCGCCGCATCATCCTTGAACCAGAGCTTGAGTCCCGTTCCGGTAGCCGCACTGATTCGGTGCCGGAAGTTGCTGATGCTGGTCGCCGCATCAATGGTCGTCACTTCGAGCCGAAAGACCTTCGGCCACGAGAATGCCGTGCCCGTTGCAAGCGGCACCGCAATCGGCGTCGTTGCCCCAGCCAACGTCTCTTCGCGATTATACTTGGCACCCGTTTCAGCATTGCTGAGGGCTGGACCAGCGCCCGATGCGTAACTTGCGCGTACAACTGCGGCCATGTGCTATCCCCTTAGAAAATAAAGTATGGTGGAGATGCGGGGTAACGCTCCCCGGTTCCGATATGGTCCGGTAAACGGTCTTCCAATCGGTCTGGCTTTTTCATCCCCGTGGTGGAGTTAGGGATACTCGAAATCCCAACTCATGCGTGCAAGGCAAGTGCGTTCCCGGTTACGCCATAACCCCATAGGCATTATAGCACATACCAAAAAGCAAAAAAGCTACTTACTTTTTGTAAGGTTCCCCCACACCCCCTCCATCACATTTACATACTACTCTCCCTCTTCTTCTGGTGCGAAGCATCCAGAAGAAGAGGGAGTAAATCGTTATATATATAACTAGTCTATGATTCTTATTACGCGCACGCGTGGGGATGCGTCTCTTATTTGTGAAGTAGTCGCCGGGATGGGTCGGCCTTACGGCCTCCCACCCGGCTCCTCCCCATCGTGACTGAAAAGGCACCCGCAGGGTAGGTCTACTGCGATTGTATACAGTATACAAACTGAACAGTGTTCAGTTTTCCTCTGAGAGAACCGAAAAGCAACCCATCCATATCCGCACCCAATATCACCCATTACGTTGCAAATTGACCCCATACAGTGATTTCTAGGGGCATCTGTGTATTCATCGGCAACATGGCATAACGCATTGACTATCTCGGCACGGCGTGATACAGTCTCTGAGACGGAGGAAGGATGGGTGCGACCAGGACGCAGAGTGGCAGATGGCGCATCATCCTCGGACATGGATCGAGTCGTCGATACGTCTACTGCGACTCGTGGGAGGAAGCCGAAAAGGAGATACGCTGTGAGCGTACGGAGGCCAAGGTCCGTGATGCGAAACGAGGGTCGGACCAGGAGGAACCTGAAAAGCAACCCGAACAAAAACCGAAAAGCTCTAGAACCGAAAAGCAAAAAACCGAAAAGCAAACTTTCGAAAATGAGTCTTATAGGAAATGAGGTATTATAAAATGAGGTTGATGACGTACGATCCGTTCAGGGGAACAAGACCACTGGACACAGATGGCCGTCTTGTAGGAGTCCATGAAATCCTGATTGATGGTTCGCGGTGGGAGTATTTGGTTCGTGACTTCCAGCGCAATGGTTTTTCGGAGATACCGGAGGGAATTGCCGTTATCGATAGTAAAACAGGCATGATTCGCTTGAGGTTGGCGTCACTTATCGAGGAGGAATAACATGCTGCTCATCAATCGTCATGGACCAGCGGAACTGAATCAATTGTTTGAGCGAATTAGCCGGAGCCACATGCTCAGTATGCTTGAAGATCGAAACGCTTTCCTTCCATCAAATTGGAATAACACGAATTGGCAAGAAAAGAAAGACCATGAGCTTCTTGCTCTTGTGATTCCGATTATCTATGCAGAGCTTACTGGTGATATAAATATGGCATTACGCAACTCATATAATAATGAAATAAATAAGGGGAAGGCCTTGGTTGTTTATTCTCCATTGATTTATGGAATGAACCGTGGTAATCTTGGCAAGTCAACAGAGGGATTACTTATTATTATTGAAAAAATAATAAATACAGAGGAGAGATTATTTTGCAGAGAACTATTCAAGCCTTTCCCTGACATAGCTCGACGCTTTGATGGCAATATATTCTAACATCATCATCATCATCATGTGCGCACATGATGATGATGATGTATCACATAATATCATACATAATATCATACATAATATAAAAATTTACCGTAGACAATATATGCCATGAGGGGCTGTGGATAATATATGTTGTATGCGACAACAACAACATATGTCAGTGTACGTACACAACAACAACATATGGACCAGGAAGTTGTACACGACAACAACAACATATGTCAGTGTACGTACACGACAACATCTAGGCGGGCACAATGATGCCCTGGGATATGCTGCGATGCGCATATAGGGCTATGCCGCTATCTGAATGTCTATAATCATGGTATCGCGGCTCTGGCATAATGTCAAGCCTGGTTATGCCGTTTGCGGTATCTTCCATATAAGGGACAAAACACGACTACCCCTATGCCGTTTCCGGCATAGGGGTAGTCGTGTGTATGCCGATATAGGAATGACGGCATAGGTGTTGACACGGGAACTTGACTCCCCTATTCTACGTACATGGCCAAAGGGAACCGGCCAATACAAAAAGCAGAGCCAACCGGAGCGTAGGGCCAACCGGAACAGCGGAAGCGGAAAATAGGCGGATAGGATAGGGCAGAGGGTAAGCATTCGGAGCATGACCCGCGTAGCCGTTCACAGATTAGCCGCCACGATGCTCGGGTAAGTATCAATCAATCACACTCTATTGACTGTGATTGATCCGTGCTTATCATAAGGGGTACACACGATGGACACGCTACAAACCATCCTATCGGACGTTTGGGTGATTCTGCAATTCATCCAGCACGTTACCGAGGTAGACATCTCATTCCCCGGTTTCGTGTTCTGGGAAGACGGGACATTCTCATGGAAGTAGTAGTGGCAATTCTCGCATCATCTGGCCTATCATTTTTCGCGGTGGCCTATCTTATCCTGGCCACACGCTACGCGGAGTAACGACGATGTACGGTATCGCTCTTCTTTTTGTGGCCATCATCATAATGGCCACTATGATCGATTGGAGCCTTGACGCATGAACACAGCACAATCGCTCTACGGCACGTTCGGCACGGTCACACGGGAATCATGGAAGAGCGAGCGCGAAATGGTGGCAACATCCAGCAGACGGCATCACGATAGCTTTCATCCAGACCCACGCGATCTCGTCAAAGCACGAAACGTCATTGTCCACGCGCTCAACAATGGTGGCGCAACGATTGGCCGGGACTATGTTGGCATCCCGCTAACCGGCAAGAGCGGCTATATCATAGGCGGGTATGCGTCGGATGCATCGTATAACGTGCCACTTGCTGACGTTTGGAGCGTGGCGATCACTACCGGGGACGTGGCGATCACAACGCGCCGCTATGTTGCAGACTTCCGCGTCAATGCGCTCGCCTATCACCTGCATCGCTATGTCGTGTCCACACCACGGCATGACACCCCGGAATATATCGGAGTATGGTACGAAAATGATCGTATCACCTATGACGTGGTACGGATCATTGACGGTATCGGTGTAGCGGTTGACGACGCCCGTAGAAATAATCAAGCGGCGATATACGATATACGCAACGCGTCAGACATCGACCTATAGGCGACACTATCCCGATGCCACGCTAGTAACGTGGCATCGCAATAGTGGCGGCTTGTCACTAGCGATTATCACACTGGGAGTGCATCATGTTTAGTCGGGAATCATGGATTGCAGAACGCGAAGCACAAGAACGCGAAGCACGGGCACGACTAGAACGCGGCTGCAAGCCGCGAAACACGCGAGAAGCTGTTACCGCGTTTGTCTACGGATACGAACGGAAGCATAGTTTTGGCAACAGTAGTCCGGTGTATCACGATACGTACGCCAATCCTGGCCCACCGTGGGGTGACATTGCCGGTCGCGTGCTTATTTCCTACGCTACTCCGGTCGCGTTCACGACTGACGACGGTGCGATTTACGAATCAAGCCTAACCTATTCCAGTAGCACGGGCCGTCATCTATCACATCTACGCGCTGCATTGATTGACGCGGGGTACGTGATGGATGCTCGCGATTGCCGACTCGCACCACACGGGGTCTATGGTGGATGGTTGCACAAAGAGCGAACCGCGTTTGTTCGTTGGGTGCCACGCTACGATGCGCGGGGAACGTTCGCAAAGCTTGCCGACGACCCCGATCCGATTACAAGCGAAACTGTATGGACTAGTGATAACGGTAAGTGGTCCATTGTCGGAAACGGGGATACGGATGGACACTACGATGTCCCCGCTATTGTCCTGGGATACGGGCGTTGGACAGCCGCGCACGTTTTCGCGGATGGTTACACGATGACGACGGGGAGTAAACCATTGCCCGCGTACGTGCATACAATGGCTCTTAGTCTTGTCAACGTACGCGATGCAGTCAACTAGTCATATGCCACTGTGAGCCGCGTAGAACGGCTCACAGTGGCTCACACGGGGTATAGACACAATGGCCGGTATTATCCATTTCCATCCATCCGATCTTGACGTGTGCCCGATCTGTGGCGACGTGTACGATATGCCACCGGGCGCAATCTATGGTGATACGGTCTGTCCATCGTGCAGTGTCTACGTTGACGTTCCCGCGTCAAGCGACAATTACCCACAAGGACGAATCACCGGCACCTTATCCAGCGGTATCGCGTGGCAACGATTGGAGCGTACACAATGAGTAGACTTCCGTTCAACAAATGCACGCCATCATTTCCGAATGGTGCCGGTTTTTGTCCACAGTGCGGTATGTTTTGTCGCGTTGCGCGAGAGTATCCAGAAGTCAACAGAACGGCACAAGCCCGATTATCTGCACGTTGTCACGGATGCCAGTATGCGAACGATACGTACGCATACACGCAACTAATCCACGGGGAGCCGTTGTACCGCTATCACGGGCCACGTATGACGTTTGCGATATGGTGCGAGACGTGGCGCGGATCGGGCGTCTATATGGACGCAATCAGAACGGGGAGCACACAATGATTAGCGAAGAAAAAGCACGTCGTATTGCATCAGAGTGGCACGGTGGAAAGTCTAGCCCGCTCTATGCGTTTTCTTCATCCGGGACCATTCTGGATGGTCTGGATTATGAAATAGCCCGATCACTGGACGCGACGACGCTCGCCACTGATATGCACGAATTATCAGCACTTCTCGAATACGTGAAAGAGCATAAACCAATGAGCGGACTGTACCGTACGGAAATCTTCCTTCCTGGTTGCTTGAACGATGGCGACGAATGGTTCGCCACTCAGACCGACGCTATCGCCTATGCCGACGAGTGGGGTAGCGCGGGCCTACCATATCATCGTGACGGTTCGTACGATTATGCGCCCGGCCGTCCTTTAGGCGGCGTCCAGTCCTATAGCATGGGATGGATTGATAACGGGGCCGACGACGACGGTAAAGTGCCCGTATCGTATCGCATCACGATATCGCACTATCCGACGTACGCATTCTGTACAGAATGCACGTATCTTGACCAGGAACTATCACCTGGTAGCGGCATTTACGACACAACAGAACGCGACGAATGCGACGATTGCGGCCTACGTCAAGTAGCATCACACGATGCACAGAATAGGGAGTAGCACACCATGACACACGCACCCTACCCTAAACCAGTACCATCCACACGGGGTATACCTAACTACTGTACACGGTGCGGTAAACCCCTTACCACGGTCTTGCAGATAGCCCTGTCCTACACCCAGCAGCGGGTGAGCATCGACGGCCTACCACAATGGGATGATCCTACCCCTACCACGATTGATAGCGATACGTTCGCTACCGGGTACAGATGTCCACACTGTCACTTGCGACTGGATGATGACGTGTGCCGTCTTATCGCCAAACGGGTAGGGTCACAATACCATCGAATCGAACTTGACAATAACGAAAGTGAAACAACGTGAAACCAATTCAGTATTACGATACCGTTCTTAGTTATCCCACCCAGTCCGGCCCAAGCGTCGCTATGGGGCAGATAGCAAACCAGATCATACCCTTAGTGGTATGTCTCGATGGTATCCAGATCGACTATCCATATGGTAGTGATAGCCCTAGCTGGCATCATTACCAGGACGTACCACCACCACAGGCGATGGAAAGGATAGAATCACTGGCAGAAACCATAGCTAAGCACTATCCCCTATCCTAACCAGGTAAGCATCCACCCCTCCTTTCCCAGCCTATAGGCTGGGAAAGGAGGGGTGGATCACTGTATCCCCTACCTACCATGTACCCACACACACACACACCATAAGGACGTATCCCCTACTGCCACACCGGATCATAGCATGGTGTCGTAGTAGCACACGACTGCATAGCATGGTGTCGTCGCATGGTACTACACCACATGGATGAGTGCGTATGCATACTCATACACCACCACCATATGTACAATGTACATGGGGATGTTGTTGAAGACGACTCTATACACCCGCATTGTGATCGTATACAACAACAACAACAGCACAATATGTGCTGTTGTTGTTGTTGTATACGATATGATCGTAACATCACACGGTGTTGTCGCATGCGACAACACGATGCATGGTGTCGTGTGCAACAACATGGAAGCTAATGTACATAACGCTCAAGCATCGGTGGCTGTGAGTACGCCCATGAGCATACAGAGTTGCCTCGTGTGAGGCGGATGCATCACCTCGTAAAAAACCACCCTACACATGACGGAACATTATGACAATAAGAAGTCCACTGGCATTCTATAACCAGTGGACGTCTTATCTGTTCCGTGTGTTTGTGCGGCTTCGCTAGAGAGACATTACACTATCCCGAGCCATTTGTCAAGGAAAGTCGTGCATTCATGCACTACCTCTATGGCTAGGTACAGCTAACAGTCCGGTAGTGTCCGGTTGTGCGCACGATGGACCGTCCTGCACTGTCGCTGAACCTGACCGCGACGCTGTAGAGGTAGCTGTACCCACTATCGTTACAGTAGCGGGTAAAGCTCGCAGAGCCGAACCAGCCGCCAGGGTAGCTTGTCGTCGAACCGAGGAAGTTGCCGTTGTACGGGCCGTAAAGCGTGACGCGCAGTGTCCCGCTCGTCGAGACGTTGCATTCCTTCTGACCGTAGACACGGAGGTCGCCTGACCCTTCTTCGAGCAGAGAGGTTGCCAGCCAGCAATCGCTGGCCGCGAATTGGGCGACGGTTTCGATCAGCGGTTCGGCAGGAGACGAAAAGGCAGGGCTTGTGATGCCGACAAGCAGGCTCATGGTGAAGATCAAGGCGACAAGCATCTGGCGTGTGGTGGTCATCGGTCTTTGCTCCTGAGTGTTCGTCGAAGATGAGACAAAAAAAGCCATCAATCACGATTGCAGTCCTCGGCCCTCCCCTCCAGCGTGGCAACGGCGTGTTCCAGTTCTTCGACCCTCCCTTTCACGTCCCATGCGACAAGCATGGCGCTCACCGCAATGATCGCCACAATCATCAACAGAACGTCCAGAGCGTTGATGCGCTGCCTGTCGGTCATTGGGTTTGTCCTTGTAGCTGGGTGAAGTCGGTGGGGTTGATCTGTGACGACCACGCCACCGCTTCCGCGTCGGTTAGGTCCGTCTGTCCGCCGAACTCATCGGCAATCCAGTGGGAGAGGCGGATGAGTTCGAACGAGAGCCGCTCCACCCGGTCCTTCTCTGCTTCCAGGTCGGCACTGAGCCGGTCCTTCTCGTCCTGAAGCCTGTGGGCATAGGAGCCGAGTGCGGCGGCGTACACGTCAACATCAACGGGGTCGCCATTGAGGCGGTACTGCAAAGGGAACAGCATCACTCGTCCTCCGTTGCGTTAGCGATGGCGTTCCAGTAGGCGGCGGCGATTTCAAGCGCCAACCTGACGCCTTGATGCACGTGAGACGTGTTGTCGTCGAACGCGTCACACGCCTCATGCCACAATTGCGGTGTCACCACGAGCGGGGGCACGGCGGGCGGCTCAAACCCCCGGCCATCGCATCGCGTACAGGTGTCGCCCAGCATTGACCGCCCCTTTCCGTGGCAGCGATAGCACGTTTCCTTATCCGCCGTCACTGCGGGCGGAGTGTCTTCGAGAACTTCGACCCTTGCTGATACGTTGTTGATGTACTCCATTTTTGCGCGATTCTCTTCCCGCATCTCCGCCAGCGCGGCGTCGTGGGCGTCGAGGCGGTCCTCATGCCGGATGATGGCCGCGAGCCGTTCTTCTTCCACAAGCTCGGAGATGGTGCCACTCACCGTGAGGTCGAACTCTTCATCCAGCCCATCCGGCTCGGGCGCGGCGGCGAGGGCGGCCTTGATGACGGCGTTGGCGTGCGTCTTGGCGGCGCTCCAAATAAGGGGATTCCAGCCAAGTGCTTCTGCTCCTGCCTCGACCATCGCTTCGGTAATGTCCATCGAGCCGGTCGTGGTCATCCATTCCTCCTCAGAGCATCGTACAATTTGTCAACTGTTGCTTGGTACACGTAGCGGCCCTCGCCGCGATGAAGCCGATAGTATGTCTCCACGGAAATGCCTGTTTCTTCGACGATTCGGCAAACTCCCCACCCTTTCTTGCTAAATACCTTTAGCGCAAACTCGGCATCTTTTCGCCGTTGCTGACGAGCTTCCTCGTTTCGTCGATTCTTCCGCCGCCGTTGCCGATCTTCCTTTGCGTCCAGTTCCTCCGTGCTTCTCTTGGCGTAATAAGCCCGGTAGGCGTCGTTCCGGCACGTCCGGCACGTCCGCCTCCCACGCTTCTCATCGCCGAAATCGGCAAGTGGTATCCATTGGCGACATCCGTTGCAACGGCGATGGGTTGATGTTTTTTCGACTGGTTCCGACAAGAGGCGACCACCCTCGCCCCGCTTGAGATTACCGATCATGGTTCCTCCAGGTTGCGGCCATCCGAATCCACTTCTCGGCGATGACCGCAACGATAATGATGGCCGAGAAAGCGAGTGATGCGGCGTAAAACATATCGTACATGGGGTACTCCTCCGTGATGAATCAATGACTGGACTCATCATAGAGCAGAACGCAAAAAACGTCAAGTCCTTCTAGGTGGGAGGAGCACCTAGAAGGACTTGACGCAACATGTATGTGTATCGATACCATCACAGTATAGCACGAACATGCTATAATCCTTTGTATTTGGAGGAATATCGTCGTGTTTGTTAGGAGGATTACCCAATATGGGTAATGAAGTGTTAGTTCGTGAGTCGTTCTTGCCCGATGCGGTCTACGAGGGCGACAATGACAATATGCTCGAATCCTATGAAGGCGTGCAGTTGACTCCCTTCGAGGTCGCCTTTGTCGAAGAGTATGTCGGCCCCTCCAAGTTCAGCGCCACTGCCGCGTATAAAAAGATTCGTCCCAGCAAGTCGGGCACACATCACGCAGCCGATATGGTGCGTAGGCCGCACATCGCCAAGGCTATCAAGTATCGGCTCGATACGGTGGGCGCATCAGCGGAGGCGGCACTCAGTGAACTCACCGACGTAGCACTTTCTGAGTGGCGCGACCACATTGACATCAAAATGCGCAATGGCGAAGAAATCTCGGTCAAGATGGACCTTGCGTCCAAGGTTCGTGCCCTCGAAATCATCCTCCGCGCTCACAATCGTCTCGACAACAAGTCGGCGGTCCAGAATGCGGTGATCGTGAACATCAACACACCGGGAATCAACGAGGATGATCTGGCCTGATGCCCGACGACATCATTGTCAACGAAAACTTGGAGTTCCGTGGCGGGAACAAGGAACTCATCCTGGCTCACGAGCCGGACGTGATGATCGTCGGCGCTGCCGGAACGGGCAAGACGATGGCGGCTGTCTGGAAAATCCACTTCATCGCCATGAAATATCCCGGCGCACGTATCCTGATGGCGCGAAAGACGCTCGAAGCTCTCAAAAGCGGTGCCTTGGCAACGTATTCCAACAAGCTAAACCCGGAACGCTACGGCGTGTACCCGTTTGGCGGTAATAAGTTCTCGCCAGCCGAGTTTCGCTACCCAAATGGCTCCGTTATCCTCGTTGTTGGCATGGATAAGGCCGATAAGGTGCTTTCGACCGAGTTCGATGTCATTTACGTCAATGAGGCAACGGAAATCCGCGAATCGGACTGGGAAACGCTCCGTGGGCGTCTTCGGAACGGCGTTGTGCCCTATCAGATGATTTTTGGCGACCTCAACCCCTCTGGAGTTCGTCATTGGGCTAATTTGCGGATAAAAGCGGGGCTTACACGGCGTATCACCTCAAAACATAAGGATAATCCGGCATATTGGAGTGAAGTTGTCGAAGAGTGGACACCGCTCGGCAATAGCTACATCAACTCGACGCTCAAGGGCTTGACCGGGATGCGCCGCAAGCGGTTGTTCCTGGGCGACTGGGCCAGCGCCGAGGGCATTGTCTACGAATCGTTCGAGCCCGAAGTTCACGTCAAGGAAGTCGATACAACCGGCTGGCGTTGCGCAATGGGCGTCGATGTCGGCACCAAGAACCCAACCTGCATCCTGACAGTCTTCCAGAGCGGCCAGGACAATCATATTCACGTCAGGCACGAGTTTTATCAAGCCGGACTCTCCAGCAACCGTATTCTGGACGCCATTCGCTATCGCGCTCGCCAAAGCAAGCCAGATTTCATTGCTATCGACCCTTCGGCGGTTGCGTACATCATTGACTTGCATCAAGGGCTCTTTCCGGCCTATCCCGCAGAAAACGATATACTTGTCGGTATCCAGCGAGTCAAAAGCGCCCTAGAGGCTACAACGGAGCCTCATGTCGAGTGGGATGACGATATTGACGGCCTTTTCGAGCCGAAGCCGCTGTTTAGCATCGATCCGTCGTGTACGAACCTAATCGAAGAGTTCGGGATGTACGCTTTTGCTGAAAATGCCCGAATCGAGACGGATAAGCCAACAAAAGAGCACGATCACTCGATGGACGCGCTTCGGTACGTTATTTCACAACTTATCCTTCCGCCACCACAGATCGGCCTCCACTAATGGGTTTCTGGAAAAAAGTCTTCAACTCCGCGCTCGGTAGCCCCGAGGACATCCGCGCCCAAACCCTGTTGGGTAGTGTCGGGATGCCGGGCGGAAATATCTATACCGAGTCGTACCTGAACAATCAGCCGCAGTATCCGACGAAAGACATCTTCACAACCAATAAGGGGTACGTCAATTCAGCCCTGATTTTTCGTTGCGTGCAGTACACCGCGAACGCAATGGGCCGTGCGCCGCTCAAGCTCTATCTCGCGACCGAGGATACGAACAAGTCGAAAGAAGACCCAAATCACGCATTTCGCAAGCTGATTCGTCAGCCGAACCTGGGGCAGTCAGAACAGACGTTCTTGACGTTTATTGGTGTCCTCTTGTGCGTTACCGGGTTTGCGGTGATCGAAAAGGAGCGAAATCAGCTTGGCGAGGTCATTGGCCTCTGGCCGCTGCGATCCGACTGGCTCAGGCAGATTCCGCGCCTAGGACAGCTTCCAGACTGGGAATACGGCGTCCCTGGCGAAAAACCGCAGATTCTTCCGTCTGATGACGTTATTCCGCTGACGTATGCCGATACCATCGATAACTCACCGACCGGCATCGGCCCACTCGAAGCCGCGCTTCGCAATATGGGTATTGGCGACTCGTTGACCGACTTCATCAAGGGATTTATGGATCGCGGCGCAATGCCGATGTACATTGCCATCCCTGACGATGATCCGTACACCAAGGCGCTTTGGAGCGACCAGGCGAACGCTGACGCCTTCCGCGAGAAGTTCCGCAACCGCTTTGGTGGACTCAAGAAGGCACTCGACGTGGCGGTTCCGGTTGGGATCAAGGAAATCAAGCCACTCGGTTTCAACATCGATGAACTCGCCTACCCCGAACTCTTCGCCCTAAACGAGAATGCCATTTGTCAGGCGTTCGGCATTTCGCCTATCGTCGTCAATACGTCGAGTGGACTCGAACAATCGTCGTACAACAACTATTCATCGGCTCGCCGCTCATTCTATGAAGACACCATCGGCCCACTCTGGGGCCGTGTCGATGACTCGTTCACACGCCATCTCCTTTACGAAATGGCCGACACGAACACGTATTCGATCAGTTTCGACACGACGCGCATTCCGGCGCTCAAGGACGACGTAACCGAGCGCTGGACACGCGCTACCGACGCTTTTCGGGCGGGTTCAATCAGTATGGACACATTCCTCCGAGAAGTTGAACTCAACACGCTTCCCAGCGGCCTAGGAGATGTGTACTTCGTTCCTGACGGCGTAAGCGTCATCGAGGGCAAGGATTTGGCGACTGGTGCGATTCAGCAGGCCGAAGCCAAGGGCGACATCACTTCGGCAACGGCAATCGCCAAGGTCACAGGAAAAGAGCCCCACCAAGAGAAAATCAACCGGGGCGTGGCTTCACGCTCCGAAGATGATGCCGATGACGAAGAAAACGAACTAATCGAAGACTAATGTGGTATAATCCCATTGTTCCATGAGAGGAAACTATTTTGGCTCGACATCCCGTAGAAGAAACACGCGAACTCGAAGACATCGAGATTCGCGCCGATGCAGA